TGGTGGGGAGGCGCAACCTACCAGTGTTAGCAAGCTCATGCATAGCAGACTGTTTCTTAGATATTTCATTCTTTGCCTTTCTTAATGCTGTTTCTTTATCAGCAAGCTTAATGGTCATGTTCTTCTCTAGCTCACGGGCTTCTTCATTCTTCTTAGCTATCTCTGCTTGCATATCAGCGTCACGATCTTCCCAACCAAAGTGATACCCACCACGGTATGTTCCAAATAGTGCAACCATTGCACCAATGATTAGCCAAGGAAGTGGTATAGGAAACATTAGTCCACCTCTTTTCTAGCTGCTGCTATTTCTTCTCTATCTTCATCAGGCTCCATATGTTCTGGAGGTGTTGTTGGTGGAGGACCGGGAGTCCAGCTCTCATCTAGCTCTGGGTTCTTCCACACAGGCATAGCACCAAAGGGCTGTGAGGGTAGGCCATAGGCAGACTGTGGCGAGGCGTAGCTGCTGTTAGGCATACCGTAGCCACCACCACCGCAGCCCTGCATCATAGGAGGCTGTGGCCTGAAAGCATTCTGTGCTGAATTAACAGCCCTCTTACCTACAATACCACCAATGCCACCTACAATAAGTAATACTATATCATTAAGCATCTTGGTGTAGGCTTGGTCAATCGGAGCCATACTCTTAATAGGCTGTGTTACAAAGGTAACAGAATACAGTAAGGCAAACACAATGCCAAAGAGAATAACTGTGATTGCAATAACCACAAATCCCCAAACCCTAACTTCAAACTCTTCAGTTGTTAGCTTTGCTTTGGGCTGGCTTGGTGTCAGCATTTTTATCAGCAGTTCTCTCAATTTGTTTCTCCAATATTGGTGCAACTAAATACTCAGGGCATGTCTGTGTGAATTGACATCTAGGTTTCTGACAAGGCTCAGCATGGAAGTTGTCAGGGTTTTGACAGAAGTATCTGTACCTATCCTCACAGCCAGTGAGCAGCAATAACAATAATAAATATTTCATACCATTACATCCACAGAATCTGCCTTCACCCACTGAGCTTTAATCTTCTCTTGAGTTTGGCGGTTAAGCTTCTCTAAGTCTTTCAAATGCTGTTGATGAATAACCTTCTGATATTCACGAAGCATGTTTGCATTGTGTTGATAAGGTGTCACTTTCATTTACCAAGTCCAACTTTTCCAAGTAAGAGATTAACAATCTTGTCTGACAAGTCATCAGGTAAGAATTTAAGAAAGCCTAAGAAGTACAAAGCAACACAGCCATAGACAAATATCTTTAGGGCTAAGTCAAATGTCTTCTGATATTCATTCATTGCTCAAATATGGATAAACAACTATCCAAAAGAAATAATTAAGAGGTACAGCAGACCAAAGAACTATATCAAACCAAGTCATCTCCCACACCTATGTGTTGTTTGACAGAAGTCCATCAACTCATTAATACCAATACCCACCAGCAATAACACAAAAGCAACACCGCCAATGATGATGGCAAGCTCTTGCATTTCTTCTTCTTTTTCTTTAGCCTTCTTCTCTGCTCTCTCTAAAGAGCGAAGCTCTCTTGCATCATCAACATCCATCTGGGCTTGACGATCTTTAATCTTGTTCCAAACATCAATCTTGCCTGTTGTCATGAACAACATCTTGAGTTCTTCTTCAAAGGCTCTAGCTTGTTCTAGTGCCATCTCAATCTGTAAGGCTGTTCCCATGTTGGAACCCTTACCCTTCTTCGCTTCAATCAATGCCTTGGTAGCTGTGCTTTTAGCATCGAAAAGCTTCCCAATCATTGGGGCTAAAGAACCTAGATCACTGGCTACTTTGCTGGCCTTCTTGACCATGCTGATTGCGTTCTGTATGCCAGCTAGGGCTGTCATCGGATCAATCATCGCTCAACCTTTTTCCATTCAATGCATACAACCTTTCTGTTATATACATCTCCAGTCCATGTCCATCGGACACATCTATATTTTTCCTCCTTGGACGCAATAGGGAAAGATATGACTAATAAAAGTATTACTGATGCAGCTTGTTTTCTATAGCCAGCCATATGGCTCCACAGAAAGCACCAATAATTAAGACAGGCTTCACTGCTCTAGCAAGCCATTCAAGCACAACGAATGCACCAGAGGCTGCATTGAAGGCAACCACCACTGCTTGTGTGTTCTTATCTAGCTGGTCTACTTTGGCTTCAACAGCTAATAGACGATCATAGATTTGGGCGTGGGTGACTTCTTCGGTCATGTTGCGTCAGGCTTTGGATACTTAGCTTTAACAGCAAGACACGCATCAATGTATTCTTGTACTTGTGCTTGATCGCCTTTGACTACGCCATCAATGTAATTGTTGATTGACGGATATTCAGCAGCCCTGTCACGTTGATATTGAGTTTTAGCAAGTTCAATATTTTGAGCATCTTGAATTGCTTGTGCTTGAGCAAAAACCGCTAACTCAGCTTCAGTTAAAGGTACTTGTGTTACTTCGCCTGTGGTGACATTTACTATTGTGGTGTGCATGATGTTTCCTTAAATGTAAGAAATGTTGGCTTTGCCTTCGTCAAAAGTCCCACCAGATATGGATATTCTGTCAAGCACCTGTGTCAACGATTTCTTACCCCCTACATAATTAACATGTTCTGTGGACGCTATACCAAATATTCCACTATATGAATATAAATTAGTAGAAGATTCAAGTAAAGTAATAGTAAGAATCCCACTATAACGTGCTGACTGTCCTGAACTACTCACCGAACACTTTATGCTATCTGTGGCATTGCTTAGTGTTGCAGCACTTTGGGTTATCTGCCCGACAATGTTTTCATAACCACTTGTCTCCAACCCACCAGCATCACCAAGTCTTACTAATAGATTCACGGCACTATTAAAACCTACCTCTGAAAAAGACACGAAAATTACTTTAGCTGTACTAGGGATTCCAGTAAATGTAAACTCAGTACCAGAGGTTGTTGCAACGGCAGTGCCAAGGGTAAAACCAGCAGATACAGTAGCAAAAGTAGGAACAACACCCGCCCCTGCACTTGTTAATACCTGCCCTGCTGTACCTTCAGAAACAGCAGCAAATGCACCTGCATTGTTATATTGCAACTGACCTGTAGAACCAGCAGCAGAAGTGGCTGGTGCAGCTACCCAAGTGGGAGCAGAGGCTCCATTGCTCTGTAGCAATTGACCTGATGTTCCAGCACTTGTAAATGCAAGAGCAGTTCCAGTACCATAGGGAACAGTTCCTGCCGTTGGTGTGGCAGTTGAATTTGTACCACCGTTTGCGATTGGCAATGTACCTGTAACACCTGTTGTTAAAGGCAAGCCTGTAGCACTGGTTAGCGTACCACTAGAAGGCTGACCTAATGCACCACCATTAACTACTGGAGCACCTGCAGAGCCTACATTAACAGCTAACGCTGTAGCAACGCCAGTGCCTAGCCCAGATATATCAGTGGCTGTAATGGTTCCATCAGACAGGGGATTTCCTGCTGATACAAAATTACCTAGTGTTCTTGCTTTAGTCATCTATTACTCCGTAGGTTGTGTAGGCCACACGATAGTCCAAGGAAACCCTGTTTGTGTAGGCACATCTCTTAATGCTTGGCAATAGTCTTTCCATGCCTGTGATGGTGTCATATCGCTACGAAATCTCCAATCAGTTTCTGACAATTTACTGGCTCTAGTGGTTCGAACATTCTTAGCCTGTTCAGCATCCTTAGAAGCCTTGTAAACCACTTCTTGTTGAGCAGCAGTAGTAGTTACGCCATCTACCACTTGGTCAATAAAGACAGGGCCAAGGATATATTTGGTGTACCACTTGCCATCAATCTGCTCAACACCAGAGGCTTGAGAGTATTGGTAAACAGTACCGCCAGTAGCTTGTGGGCCTTCAAAGACTACATCAGCACCCAAAGCAGTTAAGACTTCGGTTGTTGTTGTTTCCCATGATGGGCCACCATTGGCTTGTTGATATGCACGAAACTCTGCTTCGTACATTACTTGACCTGTTGATTTGATTCGTACTTGCATGATGTTCCTTATGCGATAGCCAAGAAGATATATGTGCCACCAGAGGCATTGATAGCGGCTGGCGCAGTTGAACTAATCTCAAACCCTGCGCTGTATGTGTCAATGTAGTCAGTAGATGTTACTTCAGCGGCTGTGCTGTTTAAGAGCAAGTAGGGGTCATTGCCTGACACTATGCCTCGGGCTGAGTCCCATACAAACCAACCACCCGTTGAGTCTGTACGCTTTATTAAGACAAACCTAGCACCGCCTGTAAAACCACAATCTATTTGAAGTGTTGTTGCTGTGCCTGTGTATGAGCCTACTTTTGATACACCAGCACAGGTTGCAAATAGGTAGGCAACGTAGGTCACGCTAGAAGCATTAACTCCCCCACTTGTCCCTAAAGAGAATACGGATGATGTTGGTGTTGTGTTGTTCCACATCCCAGAGAAAGGTGAATAACTTGCAACCGCTGTATTTAACTCTAAAAATGCAGTATTTCCTGTTGCCGCACTATAAACTACCCAATTAAAATCAGCGGCACTTCTTTGTTTAACAATCATTAACTCAGGTACTACGCCCAAGTTATGCGTCACAGTTGTAGCACTTCCCGACCCTGTATAGCAAACCTCATCAAAAAACGATGGCGCACGTTTTAACCCATACAAGACTTTTGAATATCCATTAAAGTTAATATAAGAATGTGTCGTTGCCCCAACAGAAATTCCATCTTGAAGCATTGTTACTGATTCTGTTGTAGTGTATTCAGCATCACTAGCAGAAGTTAAAAGCCGTACACGAGGGCCTCTTAATTTGTCATATATCTCAGAGCCATTCCCATCACCTGCAGCAATACCACCACGAGAAAAACTAAGTTCCATATCAGGAGGAAATCCAAATCCTGAGAATGTTCTAGCAGTGCCTGTGCCTGTGTATGTTGTTGGATAAAACACACTAGTCCCCACAGTAGGCACTTTCATCGGGCCTCTGCGAATTGCTATGTAGATGTAGGTAGCACTACCATCAATTACACCGCCTGTATTGTTGCTAAAAAATCCTGTTGAATTTATAGAAATTCTGTCAAACGCAGTTCCTTCTGCGTTGGAAAGATTTGGCTGTAACGCTGGCCCTGTTGTCGTAGTCATGCCACGCATATTGTCTTGGATATGCCAGTTTCCTTCTGCACCAGCTACCTTTATCATCACCCATTGAGGTTCGTATCCAAGATTTACAGAATACACACCGCTTGCATTGGTAGAAAACGACCCACACGAAATCACATTGTCTGTACCAGTTAGGCCAAAGCCTCCTGCGTTGTGGGCAAATAGGTAGGCGACATAGGTTGCACCATTAGTGTTAAAAGTTTCAGTAGCTCCCCACAAAGAGCTTCCAACATTGAATACTGTTGATGAGGCATATGTGGTAATGTTTCCTGCTAATAAAGCCGCTGTATAGTTTAGTCCGCAGGGTGTTGAATAGCCTGGACTGCCAATACGATATTCAGTGTTGTCAAATCTGTTTAACGTAGCCCACCCGCCAGTGGAGTCTGTACGCTTAATAATTACCATGCCGGGAACAGATGTCAATGCGTGCGCTATTCCACGGCTGGATGTTCCATCCCCAGTGTAAGTCACAACATCAAAGAACTTTGGTTGCTTGCGGAATGTCCACGAGACCATATTGTTACCGGAATTATTTATGCCAGCCTGTTCTGAGCCACTACCAAAGTTGCTATACAAATTTACTGTAAAGCCAGTTGAATTAAAACTCTGAATTCCAGTAGACCCAAGTGTTTCTGCCGCATCCGCTAAGGTACTGTTGGTAGAGCGAGAAGCCCCACGTCCAATTACAGTATCGGAAATAAAATTGTTTTGTGCATTGTTTCTTGCTTTAAGCCAAACCAAACCACCATTTGTAGACAAGTCAATGTTATTGGTAATGGTTTGTGTAGAGTTATTACCTGTATAAAGAAATGTGCTAAAAACTTCCTCAATATAAGCTGGCACAACAGGAACACCACCACCAAAGGCATCATAAGAAGCTGCACCGCTAGTTGCTTGTAATGGCATGGTTTAAGCCTTAAATTGTGTGTTGCTTGCCAAGACTGTAAAAGTCGCACTACCTGTCTTGATAATCAAATAACGATAGCTATCAATGCCACTAGCATTACCCGCAGTAGGAGCACCACCTAGCCATCTAGTTGTGACTCCAGAAGTTGTGCCATCCACTTGCACAGCAGAGTTGTAGTAAGCAGTAGAGCCTTGAGTGACTAAGAAAGCCACAGTCATTGATTGACCTGTACTCATCAATGTATTCAATGAAGTACCGCTAGAGCCACGAAAGTTAACTGTCCAGTTAGCACTTGCGTTGCTGGTGTAATACAGGACTGACTGAGTTGTAATGTCGTAGTTGATAGTTCCAGTAGCCGCTGTTGCAGACACTGTAGCTACCTCTGCTGCATCGTTTAGAACAATGGCTTGAGTAGACGATGTGCCTGAGAATGTTTGTGTGGCTGTAAAAGTCTGTGCTGTGTTGGTAGTGGCTATGTTAGCGTTGTAGGCTTGTACATCAGTGCCAATAGCAAGGCCAAGGAATGAACGTGCACCACTACCACCAGCACCCAGTGTAGTTAAGTCAGCATCATACGCCTGTACTGTAGTTCCAATGGCAGCAGCCTGTAATGCTGAGTCAGCCAATGCACCCTGTGCTGATGTAGCATAAGCTGTACTAGCTGTTGTAGCTGCTGTGCCTAGTCCTAAGTTTGTTCTAGCAGTGGAAGCACTAGCCAAGTCAGACAAGTTATTTGCTATTCTTAAGAATCTAGCATCTGACACAGTCTGTGTATACACATTAGCAAGTTCAAAAGCAGCATAGGCAACAATATCAACAATGTCACCAGTGGTGGCTCCTGTAGCTAACACAACAGACACACCATCATTGGCTGTAAAGTCTGAAGTAGCTGCCAGCTTAGCACCATTCAAATAGACATCAACATAACCAACATCATATGTTGCTGCGAATGTTGTCTGTCCTGATGTTGCTGTATATAGATTTCTTTCTGAAGTGCCATTGACAGCAGAGCCAGCAGCAACCCAAGAAGAGCCTGTGTAAACATACATCACATTACCAACAGAGTTCCAATACAGAGCACCTGTTAATAAAGCATTACCATCATTGTCTAAAGCTGGTACTGTTGTTTTACTTCCTAAATATCTATCATCAAAAGAATCATAACTAGCAGCAGCATTAGTAGCTGCTGTAGAAGCTGTGCTTGCTGATGTAGCTGCATTACCTTCACTGGTAGCAGCATTAGAAGCTGATGTGGCTGCAGCAGCAGCAGAGGCAGCAGCAGCCGTAGCACTACCTAAAACAGTATCAACATACAGTTTAGTTGTAGCATCAGCGTTATTTGTTGGAGTGCCTAAGCCTGTAATCTTAGCACTGCCCATAGCAATGGCTCCAGACATTGTGCCACCTGTTAAGGATAGCTTCAATGCATCAGCAGTGTCTACATAAATTTTAGTTGCTGCATCTTGGTTTGCTGTGGGATCTCCAACACCTGTAATCTTGTTTGTCCCCATTGCAATAGCACCACTCATAGTGCCACCAGCAAGTGCTAGTTTAGTTGCAATGGAATTTGTAAGAGTGGTGGATAAGCTTGCATCATTGCCTAAGGCTGCTGCAATCTCATTCAATGTGTCTAATGTAGATGGAGCAGAAGCAACTAAGTTGCTGATAGATGTATCAACATATCCTTTAGTGGCTGCATCATTGGTATTGGTAGGGCTGGTAAGATTGGTAATGGTGGCTGCTGAAGAAGCATCCATGTTCAATCCACCATTGATGGTGACATCATTGAAAGAAGATGTACCTGTAGAGGCTGTAACATTACCTGTTAAGTTGCCTGTGACATTGCCTGTAACAGCACCAGTATGAGTACCTGCAGTGTTACCAGTGACATCACCAGTAAGATTACCAACAAAGCCTGTAGAAGCCGTTACTGTAGTTCCTGTAATGGCTTGGGCAGAAGAGCCACCAATCACAGCACCATCAATAGTACCTGCGTTAATATCAGCAGTGGCAGCAACTAAAGAAGTGTTAGCTGTAAGTGCAGTGAATGTACCAGCAGCAGGTGTGCCTGTACCAATGGCAGCAGGTGCAGCCCAGTCAGCACCATCAAGCTGATCTACATTAAGATTGGATACCTTGGTTGTAGAAGATACAACAAAAGGAGCAGTGCCTGAGGCTAGAGTGGATGTAATAGCACCAGAAGCACTAACTGTTGTAAAGTTTGCTGCAGCAGTGGAGCTACCACCAATCACTGCACCATCAACTGTACCACCATTAATGTCAGCAGTGTCAGCAACTAAGCTGTCAATGTTAGCTACACCGTCAATGTATAAGTCTTTAAATTCTAGAGCACTTGTGCCTAGATCAATGTCATTGTCTGTCACTGGAACAATAGCTCCGTCTTGGAAACGAACCTGCTCAACAGCAGCCGCTGCCACCTCAACAAACACACCATGTCTGTTATTACTGGTATCAGTAGCAATCTTATTTAATAAGTCAGTATCACCAATGACAGGAACAGGATGTCCCTCAGCAGCAGTACCATCGTGCTTATGTCCACCATTAGCAACAAAGGCATCACGCAGAGCATTAAGCTCATTGTTAATTGGAGCTGCCCGTACAACTGCGGTAGGTACAATATCAGCAGCGGATTGTCTTACATAACCTGTCAAGGTAGTTCTCCTTAGCGTCTGTCATTCATTGAATAATTCAAGACCAAGCCCTGAATTGTATGACTAGCATTCGTATCATTAGTCACATACTTGAAAGCAATGGAGAATCCAGAGCCTTCAATATTTACTTTCTCAACTGGTGATGGATTACCATCAAAGATTGCAGCAGCATCATAAATAGCTTCGTTAAAATAAGCTGCTGCACCAGTTGTTGTCATCGAATAGTTAGAAGGATTGAACACATTCTGACTATCATCAAAGTCATAGCTAACACCTAAACTAATAGTAGAGCTTCCTTCACTACGCAAGAAAGTAGTGAAATTATAGAAGTTCTTTCTAATGGTAGGGTCTTGGAAATAATAATAAGGTGTTTGATACACACTTAAAATTGTGGAAGAATTAAAAGAGCTTCCTGTTTCTTGTTGATGTACTTTACCAGCAGCATCACCATGAATAACAATCTCATCTATCCCTATATATCCACTGGAAGAACAAGTAGCTGGGAAATCAAAGAGTTGACTAAACTCAAAAGCCACACCACCATCACCCTCCCTCAAACCACCTAATAAACCAAAGGTTCCTTCTGAAGGAATGAACAATCTAAACTGTGATTTCTTACGGATAACAACTGAACTTAGTGTCTCAGGATCAATAGAACCAGCTACCATTTCTTTTAAGATTGAAGTGATGGTAAATTGAATTTGTCTAGAAATTGTTTCTAGCTCCACATCACCAATTTTATTTGTACCTGATATTGGTCTAAACCCATCTGGTCCTAAGAATATTAAGCTACCACCGAGTTCTACCACACTATCAGGAACAACACAACCTAGATTTGTTGTCACTTCGTTTATGACAAAGTCAGCTATGTTAGTCCCTGTTAAACTCTTAATTGCATTCTTACCAAAGATATATAGCGTATCTCTAAATGCTTTTATCTGAACAATCTCAAATCCAATATTAATAACACCAGCACCATTGGCTGGGCTGAAATCTGTTTCAGCCATTGGCGATGAAATGTATAAGTTAAAAGGATCAGAGGGATCACCAGCTAAGAACATATGGTTCTTAAATGCAGCTAAATACTTTGGAGAATTAGGAGCATTAGCGTGTGTAATTTGTGTGTAAGTGGTTCCATCATATATAGCTGCTGGATTAATTCCATCAACTAAAGCCATCCGTACACCAATCCAGTTGTAACGAGTAAAGCGAACCTTCTTAACTCCCACCATTGTCACAGAGCCGGGAGTTGTTACAGCCACCCAAGCACTAGTAGAAGTGTTCCATCTATAAAAGTAATTAGTACCTGCTGATGGTTTGCGACAAGCAAAGATACCATTGTTAATGTCTTCACATACAAACACACCAAGGACATTACCCGTCCCTGTCACTGTGCCATAGTTATTGGCATATCCACTAATCCGTCTATAGCCACCAGAAATAGCTGGCTCATAATTAATAAGCTGTGTGGCAGATCCGGGATACATCTCACCTTGAGATAGTACATCCCTATTGGTGTTCATTCCACCAATACAAGAAACCTTAAAGCCACTTATTCTGTCTGCCATTAAAACACTCTTGGATTAAAGGAAGGCTTAACAATCATTGTTGAACGCATATACAAAGGCTCATCTAACAACAACCTACGCATTGTCCTGATACCTGTATCAAACTTCTCTTTGTAAATTGTTGCACCTTGTTCATTTGATCTAAACATCAACATGTAGAACATAGCACCATCAATTAACACACTGGTAAATCTATCTGGAATAATGCATACATCTGTAGATACAGATAAATCAGCAGGGAAAGACCAATACTTATACTCCACCTCATAAGCCTGATCAGGCAGTGGAGTGATACCAAACTTAGACTCTTGTGTTTGATAAACAGCAATGGAAGGACCATAGCCCCCAGTGCCGTTAACATCCTCACCGGGACGATAGTTGTCTAAGTAGTCAGTGTATGTAAGAACAGGCAAACGAGCCGGATCATTATCTGCTGCTGTTAGCTTCTTAAGATAGAAGCTTTCCCAATCAACGCTAGACAAAGTAGAAGGAAAGGAATATGTCCCTGTCCCTACTGTCAGTGTCTGTGTATTAGTAACAAGAGAAAAAGGCCACTCTTGTGCAGAGTGCATCAACTCTCTAACAGATGAATTGATAGCATTTTTAGCTAGAGCTTGGATGTTCCTAGCCCCATCGAATTCGGTGGAGTCTAAGACAACCTCACCCATTCTTCGTAGCAATTCATTCGTTAAAGAAATGTATGTAGACATAATTTTTAAACAATAAAAGGGAGAGGCGGTTAAGCCCCTCCCTATATCAACTAGCTATTAAGCCAGTTGCTCACGGTCTACAGAAGCGGGACCAACACGATCTTGTGCGTCAACGATGACAGCAAAGACACGGATTGAACCAGCACTCAATGTAGTGGTTTCAGTAACCAACAGCAAGTCCAATGTGTCAGCGGCTCCAGACACAATAGGATAAGCAGCAGTTGCTGGAGTTGCGTAGGTTCCGGCAGTAGCTGAGCTAGTCACTGCAAAAGCAGAAACATAAGCAGCAGCAGTAACACCAGTAACACCCAAGCTAACTGTACAGCTACCAGTAGCAGCAGTGAGTACTTCAAAGCCAGCAGCCAACACAATAGATTGTGCAGGAATCTGGAGAGCTTCAATCACATCAGCAGCAGCCAAGGCAGAGCCTTTAGCTGTTACAGCAGCAGCCCAGCTAATAGTGTTTTCAACAACATAAGGCATGTTGCGAAGACTACGGCTAGGTTGTGTACCTGCACCAACAGCATTTGAGAGAGTAGTAATAGTTGCCATTTAGTTTCTCCTTAAGCAGCGTTGTATTTAGCAGTGACGATGCCTTCAGGACGCAAGATTTTGCGACCATAAAGATGCATACCACGCACGATGTCAGCGAAGCTGTCTGGATCACGATATGTTTCGGTCTTAGTGATTTGCTGAGCAGTTGCAACAGCAGAATCATGACCAGCAACAATCACACCGAAGTCAGTGTTTTGGTTTGCAGTACCTGCAGTACCAGCACCACCACCAACTTTAGGTAGGTTGTTAGAAACATATACACGGAAGCCATGCAAGTTGTTAATGACCAAGCCGTTCTGCAAACCAGAACCACCAAAGTCACCATTCAACATACGGCTGTCTTCGTCTTTCAACATCTCAACAAAGATGGGATCGACAACCAACCAACGACCAGCAGAATCAACAAACTGGGTATCCAGCAAGCGACCCATACGAGCAATCACCATCAAAGGAGATGCTGTAGCGGTAGGCAAAGCTGTAGCACCGGGAAGGCGAGGAGTCAAAGGAATTGAATGCTCACCAGCAGAGCCAGTAGTGATGTTGGTAAAACTACCCTTTTTCAGCTTCATAGTAGCCAACAACTCATCAGCACCAGCAGCAGTAACTGCATTAGTACCAGCGGCTGCTGTACGAGCTGTGTCAGGATTGACATGCTTGGCAGACTGTCTAAAACCAGACAAGTAACCTAATACATCTTGGTCATACTGATCACGCAAACGGTACGCTGCACGATCAGAAGCCATCTGCATGAAGTTCACATGTGAGTGAGCTGCTTCGATGTCATCAATCTTGAAAGCGTAGTAGTTGGCTTGGTCAACAACCAATGTGAAGTCATCATCATTCAGATCTTGAGCAGTGATCTGTGTGCCACGGGCGTAGCTTTGAACAGACACTTCAGGTTCTTTAATGATTTTGACACTGTCGCCCATGTTTGCGATTTCACCAAAGTAATCATTATTGGTGATGTCTTCAACAGTAGACGCTTTACGGAATGCAAGTTGTACTTGCTTGCTATAAATAACCGGGCTGAAATTCCCATTCGGCAGGTTAGAATAGCCAACGGCTTTTGGAAAGGCCATATTAATATCCTCCTAGATATGTGTTAGGCATATAATTAAATACGCTCAACATTACTACAGAGGCTGAATTTGTTAGGTACATTATTTGTCCACCATGCCTAGTGAAACATAACGGGCTAACAAACTTTCAGGTGATTCTGACAGTTTATTGTTTTGCGTTACTAGCAGACAAAACAAAAGAAACACTTCTTCAGTGTACTCTTGCTTCATCTTATTGATAGCTGCACAGACTAGTTGAATGTTTCCAACAACATAACCTTTACTGCTATCTACTCTGTCGAGACTTACTGTATTAAATTGGTTGGCTGTTGCAAGCAGCGGCAATTTAGTATAAGCACATCGACCATCTTGTTTACCCCATAGATCTAATAAATCAGCATCTACTAGGTTAAATTCTTTTGTTCTTAATCTGGCTTTTGTATAAATATTTTTTAGCCTAGAATTAATTTCACGCTCATGTAAAGGAACTTTGCCAATTTTATTTTTAGCACTTGTTTTTCCTGTACATTTTTTACAGTCATTTCGTGTTCCATACTCTCTTGTATAAAACTCACTCAACAACTTTTCTGCACCACACTTGGTGCAGGTCTTACAATTATCCATAACTATCCCCGATTAGATAAAGAGCTAGACTGTGAATCGGCACAGTCAGGGGAGCTACCCTCTTCGCTCTGTTAAAGTTATACCAGTTGTTTCAGGTTTGTCAATACTTAACGAGCGTTTCCGCTAACATCGTATACAAATTTACCTGATTGTAATGCTTTAGCAATAGCTTCTTGGTTCTTTTCATACTCAAAGGTAGACATTTTACTTACCTCTGACTCATAAAAGACACCATCTTTGCTCTCACCTGTAGGTGCAGAACGGCTACCACGGGTGTTAACACTCTCAGCAGCACCCTTATCTGAGGTGGTTTTCTTAGTCTTAATACCTTTATCGGCTTTGTATAAGTCAATGGCACGGGCTGCAGACACAGCATCACTCTCATTATCATACAAAGCATCTTGAATCCATTTAGGTTGTTCTTCAACCCAGCTATGGAAAGCATCATCATCACGAATAGAATCAAAGTCTGGATGTAAGCGTGTCAAATCAGCTTCTGCTTTTTCCTTAGCTGTCTTATGCTCACGCTCATCAAGCTGTTTGAATCGTTCATCCAATGCTTGGGTTTGTTCTTTAGCCTTTTTAATTGCAATGGTTTCAACAATCTTTGCAACATCAGGGTAGGCTCTAGCCCACTCACTAAGTTCTTCTTCACTCTTAGGAAGCTTAATTTGTTTCTCTGTACTGCTTTGTAGCTGTGAGCGAAGCTCATCAATTTGCTTCTGTAAAGTTACTTGCTGTTGCTGAGAATGTCTACGCAGATCGCCATAACGCTTCTTAAAGCTCTTCTCTTCTGCGCTTAAGTTGCTATCATCACCATTGTTGTCTTCTGGTGGATTGCTCTTATCTTCAGCCAATTGTTTCAACTCAGCTTCTTCTTGTTCAATCCGATCTTTGTTAGCATTACGCTTACCAAATGGAGAGAAAGCCTGAGCTTGTTGATTCTGGTTAATTACCGCTTCTGTCATAACATACCTTTAAGTTGGGGCTAACTGTAGCTGCATAGCAGGGAGATAGGTAGCCATATGGTGGGGAATTGTTGACACTCACCAGCCCACCTCTGGTTTGAGTATGCTAATTATATAGTATTATCTCTTAGAGGCAATGCCTCTTTTTTGAGCAAGTGTTGGTTTCTTTGTGCGCTTAGCAACCAAGCCGCCTTTGGCAAAGTCACCTACGCCTACACCATCACCACCATCACCGCTACCATCACCACTATCCCCAGTATCTCCACTAGTGTTGCCACTATTATCAGCAGCAGCAGTGGCATCTGTAGACCCTACTACACCATTATCACTAGCATCTGCCGCATTAGAAGCAGCCACAGCAGCAGCGTTAGCAGCAGCCGCTGTTGCTGCTGCTGATACAGTGTTCCCTTGTGCATCCACACTCAAAGTATCTTCTGCAATAGAAACAACAGCATTAGGATTGGTAATACTTTCAATAGCGTTTGCAATGGATCCAACAGCAATACCAACTGGAGAGTTACCTATGCCAGTTCCAGTGCCTATACCACTACCACCTACAGTAGCACCACCACCGCCTGTTCCTACGCCTCCGTCACCCCCCTGCTCAACTATTGTGGTAGTTGATGGAGCATTAATCTTAGCTGTTTCTGTTTTAGTTTCTTCTAACAGTTGACCAGCAGAACTAACATAACTATATCCCTGAGGAATAGCAATGGAAGGTCTATCATTGAAGAAAGTGATATACATCACTCTACCATCTTTATTCTTATAAGCTCTAACATCCAGTGCAGGATTTGTTAATGATGTTCTAGGGATGTTATATTTAGATAACAAATCTGCTCCGGGTGTAGCAAATCCACCAGCAGCAAATTTCTTCTCACCCATTGCCTCACCCTCAACCTCTTGCATGATGTCATCAATCTCAGAATCAAATCCCTCATCTTCACCACTATGCAAAGCTTCTGGATTTTCTACTTCTTCTGCATTACCCATCTGACCAATCTCATTCATACGAGCAAGACCTGCCTTAGCCTCATCACGAAGCTTCATCAATCTCTCAAGACCAATGTACCTAACAACATCAGCAGGGACAACAAACTCACCCTCGCTTAGCTTTGCATCAATGTCATCTCTCACTTCGTTCTTCAAAGAACCCGCAGGTACATCATTGCCTGACACAGGATCTACTGTGCCACCTTCATCATTCATGCCGCCTTCAGCAAACAATCTCTCTGTATCATTAGTGTACATTTACTTCATCCTTTAGATGTTTTAGTCTGCGTAAAGCAGCAACGGCTCCTTGAGCCTTTCCAATCTCACGAACATCAGTAGCTTGTTCTAAGTTTTTATGTTGCTGAGAAATTTCAGCATCAAGTAGTTCTAAGAACGCTTCCCATGTAGCGTTAGTGTTTACAAAGCCTTTAAGCTTGGGGAGGTACGGCTTGGACATTACCAGCAAATCCTTGTTCACCCGGCACTGGTGCAGCACCAATACCAATATTTCCACCACCACCACCAGTCATATCAGCCACTGGAGGAGGGCCACCTTCTGGACCACCAACAGGAGGAGCACCCTCTGCAGGAGCAGGAGCTGTAGCTTGTTGCATCAGCAAAGCTTGACGCATAGCTTCTTCCATGTTGTTAGTCACTTTGTCTGGATCAAGATCCATACTCTTAGCTATCTCACGAATGATGTAAGGAAACTTAGCAAACGGCATCAATGCAGGAGAGCTTGCAATCTGCAAGAACTGCATCAAGCGTTGACTCCTCACCTCATTAGCCATCAAGCTCTCTGTACCCCTAGCTGTAACTTCCAAGTCGCCCTTGATGCTTTGATCAAAATCAAACTGCATGTTGAAGCTGAAGAAAGCCTTACCCAAAGGAGCTAACAAATAATCATCCACATTCTTGATGATGGTTTTAACACTGCCAGATGCAGCATTCATCAACATAGAAATGCCAGAGGCTGTTCTACCTACGCCACTCACACCTGTCTGTCCGTGTGCAAAGGAAGGCATACCTGTTGATTCATCAGCAAGCTGTCGTGCTTTGTCAAACAGTTGTAAGTTCTCAGCAGCTACGTTAGGAAACTTAGTTCCAAACAAGCTTTGACCGGGAGCACCACCCTGTCTCCTAAACACTTTACCGGGATAGACAGTCATGTCCTGTCCGGGAACAAGGTTGGTTTCATCAACCTCAAACACAAGGTTGCCAGACAACACTGCATTGTCCACTGCCATACGCATAAAACCATTCATGAGGGTCTGGGTGTCGTCCATGTTTTCGGCAACACCAATGCCAAATAGAGAGTAGGGGTTTAGTTCGCAAGGAGCAGCGTAGTACGGAATGTTGGCGGGCTTAAACGGATTCAACACTAGCCGAATAATTTTATTGTTACAGAACCACACATTAGCTTGTAGCTCTTTATAGTTTTCAAGTTCTTTTGGAATGTCAATATCATTGTCAGATAGTGTTTCAATATCTAAATTGCCCCAATACTCCAACACTTCAAATCTATCTGTTCCTAAATTAGGAGCATAGTCTCTTAAGTCATCTTCCCAATACTTCTTAGTATAGGAAGCTCCCATGTCAATAACATCTTCAATGACAGTGGATCTAAAGAAAGGACGATTCTTCAAAGCCCTTAGTTGTGTAGCACTAAGCTT